TATGTTTTCCATCAGCCATAGCCGTGGAGTTGAGAACACCAAGCAGGGGAATACTTGATGTTCTCTCACCACTTCCGTGGATATCAGTAAGACGGTCTTACTAGATTATTCACCAGCAAGGGCAAGAATTGCCTTTGCCATCTTTACTGCATTATCTTCGCCAAGGCGATTGATTGCGCTGTTAGCCGAAGCCTTTGCGCTGAACTTCTTTGGCTTGTCATTCTTCTTCTTGATTGTATTCTTCTTTGCACTCTCAACGGTCTTGTGCTTCTTGGCAAAGTTGATTGCCTCGGAGTAGAACACCTTGAGTGCTTCGTGGGTCTTGCCAACCAACTTGCAATTTGCTTCTGCGAATTCCGAAACGGTCTGCGCTTCTGCATCTTGCGAACGATTGGTGAACCACTCGCCACTTGACTTGACATAGAACTCTTTGAGCAATGCGTTACCCAAATTCCAACGAGCGACACGAGCGTCTTCGTTCTTTGCGTAAGCAACCTTTGTCAAGTTGATGATTTGTGCTGTTGTCATTGTCTATCTCTCTTTGTATGTTGTGCTAGTTAGTAAGACGGTCTTACTAAGTAGTGACTACTCGGTAGTCAATGAGCAACACCAATAAGATGGTCTTACTGATGTTGCCGAATTCATTACCGATTAGTTATGCGAACGGACTATCAATAAATCCTTTGCAATTTTCTATTCCGTAACCGTTGTACCAAACCATTGTCTCAAATTGGTAATGTGCAACTTCTACGCAACTATCGCATACGCACTTCTTCTTCTTCACTAGGAATAACAATGTCTGGAATTCATCTTCAGTCATCGTTTCACCATTGGAATAAACAACAGGCATAGGCTTTACTCGCTTTCATTGTCAAGTGGTAACGCTGTGTGCGCACCAGTTCCTACCCTAGAAGTGTGGGCAAATGTACGAATAAGCGCAAACGCCCGCAAACGCTCGCACAAGCAGGGTGGGTGCATAGGGTGGGGGTGCACGGCTTTCATCAATGGATGGTTCTAGCGCAGAGCCGTACAGACTAATTTCTAAAAGGGGGTGGGGGATAGAAGAAAAGGGTACCTTTTCCTTATTTTTATTAGCAATCCCACTTTTTTAAGGCTAGTGCCTTTCGGGTTGGTCTACCCTTTTTGTCCTTCATAGGCCCCGGCATACCACCCATACGTGCACAAAACGATTTTCTACGCTTGGCTTTGGCTGGTGATGACTTTGCAGCCTTGGCTGACACTGGTGGTTTTAGGGTGCCACCTGTTTGGGCTTTGTAGGATGCACGTCCTTTAGCGTTAAGTCCGCCTTTAGGGTTTTTTCCTTCTTTGCGTTGCCATGCTGCTGTCTTAGCCACGGCTTGACCTTTTGGCTGCGGCGTTATCTACAAGGTTAGGGTATGGGCGTCCAGCCTTTTTGGCACGGGCTTTAGCAGATGCTTTTTGCGCAGGGGTCAACGATGTTGACTTTTTATTTGGGTTCTTTTTATCCCAAAATGCTTTTTTAGTTGCCATGTGTTCACCTCTCAAACTGTGCTAGTCGGACTGGTTGTTCGCCACCCTTAGGGGTGGCTCAGACAGTTCTGTCCTTCCCCCCCTCCCTACCCTCCCCCCCGTTCGTTACATATCTTTGAGTGGCTAGCACAACACGGAAAGTGGTCGTAACGATTTGCCTTATTAGCAATGAAACAGAACGAAGAGTTAACAGTTACAGCACAGCAACAAGAGTATTTGGATTGGTTGTGTACAGCCCCGTCTGAACGCAATCCATCTTCAAAAGAAAAGATGGCAATGCATCTTGGTGTAAACGTGACAACGCTACGCCGTTGGGAAAAAAAAGAAATCTTCGTCAGCCAGTGGAAAACGGCGGTGGACGAAGTTCAGGGGTCGCCTGAGCGCACTCAGCGACTCCTAGACACTTTGTATGCCAAGGCTCTTGATGGCGATACCAAGTCTGCACAGTTGTATTTGCAGGCGACTAACCGTATGGCTCCGCCTACGGTAACGGTTCAGTCTAATAAGAAGGCAGCAGAACTTTCTGATGCTGAGTTGGATTCTTTGATTGCTGCGGTAGCGGAGCGAGAGAAGGCTCAACGTACACACTTGAAGGCATTGTGACCTTGGTTGAATGTCCTGAGTGTGGCGAAGAGTATCCACCTGTGGCAACACATTGGATTTGTCCAGCGTGCGGGATTGATGACAGGGCACAGCCGAAGATGGCGGTGTTTGAGGTGAGGGATTATGGCGACAACTAACGATGCAATGTTTACGGCCCTTTCGGGCTCGTATCCATCTGCCGGTCAGACCCTTGGTGACTTGCTGTATGCATTCTGGTCTGAGAAGGGTTTGCAGTATCGTGGAACTTTGGAGTATGAGTTCTATGTAGCAAATGGTGCTACGGGTACAACTTTAGGTGATTTGGCAAATGATTACTTTTCACGGGTTTACCCGTTGGAGTTTGACATACAGAACTTTGATTACTCTGACCCTGATGAATGGTTGGAGTTACAGATATTTAGCCGTGTCGATACGGTTGAACAAGATATTTTTATTGGTTAGGTAACGATTCAGGAGAACATATATGGCAACTTTCACAAAACTTTCACTAAATCCTTCTGGTGGTTCTTCCGTTGGAACAGGTTTGGGTATCCCGGTCACAGCAACAACAGTCGGAACCGTAGGAACAGTTATTCATACTGGTTCGACAACACCTGCAACTATTGACGAAGTGTGGATTTACGCACAGAACTACGACACAACAGACCGCAAACTCACCATTCAGTGGGGTGGTGCAACTGCTGGAACAAACGAAATTGAGTATACCGTTAAAGCAGAAAGTGGTTTGTATCTAATTGTGCCTGGTCTTGTTCTGCAAGGTAATGCTACGGCAAGAGTTGTTTCGGCTATTGCCGCAACTGCAACTGCAATTGTTTTGTACGGGTACGTCAACCGTATTGCTTAAGGGGTACTAAGTGCCTTCCTTCATTAGAAACACATCAGGTGGTAAAGCCATCAGCGGTGGTTCGTTGGCTCCACGCTCACGCCGTGCTAGTACTGCACAGGTAGCATCTTATTGGTCTGGTGGTTCGTTATTGCCTCCAACAGCAATTGACTTTTTGCTTATTGCTGGCGGCGGTGGATGCGCTCTTGGTGGTGCAGGTGCTGGTGGTTATCGTTCATTTACTGGAACGGCTGTAACTGCTGGAACTCAATACACAATCACTGTTGGCGGTGGCGGTAATGGTACTGGAAACCAGAACTCGTATGGTTCTGGTACTGGTGGAGCATCATCAGCATTTTCTTATAGTGCTTCAGGTGGTGGTTCTGGTGGCGGTATTTATGGTGCGGGCGGTAGCGGTGGTTCGGGTGGTTCGGCTGGTGCGAGCAACGGCGGTCAGGGTTACGGTGCTAAAGGTTTAGGAAACGTAGGTAATTACACTCCAGCAGAAGGTTATGACGGAGTTCAAGCATCATCGTCAGGAAACCCTGGTGGTGGTGGTTCTGGTGGGCTTCCAAGTCAATTTTCTACTGCTGGTGTGGGAACATCAAGTTCTATAACTGGTTCGGCTGTTACTCGTGCAAGAGGTGGACATGGTGGTGACATTGTTTTAGTAAGTGGTGCAAACACTGGTAATGGTGGCTCATGGAATGGAACCACTAACGTCGCTGATACTGTTAACTCTGGCGGTTCTGGTGTTGTTATTATTGCATACCCTTCAACTTTTGCTGAAGCAACTGCAACAACTGGTTCACCAACCTATAGTAGTTCTTCTAGGTCTGGTTATCATGTTTACACATTTACTGGCACAGGAAGCATTACTTTCTAATGGCACACTTTGCACAAATAGAAAATGGAATTGTCACTAATATCATTGTTGTTCACAATAATGAACTTTTAGTTGATGGTATTGAAAATGAACAAAAAGGTAGGCAGTTTTGTCAAAATCTTTTTGGTGGAACATGGGTTCAAACAAGTTACAACAATAATTTCCGTAAACAATATGCTGGTATTGGCTTTACATATAATGTTGATGCTGATGTGTTTATTGCACCACAACATTTTGCTTCTTGGACATTGAATAGCAACTACGATTGGCAACCACCAGTTCCACAGCCAGAGGGTAATTTTTATTGGGATGAGGAATCATTGTCATGGCTTCCAATTCCAGACGCTGGATAATTTTTGTTCCAGTAGCCTTACTGGCATTATGGTCAACAGTTGCTAAAGCAGATGGTTTAGGCGACTGGACCGCTTCGCAGTCCTGTGCCACAGGTTCTGTGAACGTAGTTGAAAACTCGATTGTTATTACAGGGCCTGATGGTGGTGGGTGTGGTGGGGCTAACTGGGTAAAGATTGAGACCACAATCCCAGAGGGTGTAAATAGTGTTTCGTTTACATGGTCGTATTGGACTGCTGATGGCTGGGTCTATGACCCGCCACAGTATGGCGTCAATGGTGTGTACACATTACTGACACGGTTGAACCAAGCCACAGGGTCTTTGACTGTTGAAGTAACGGCTGGTGATATATTTACATTCAGACAGTATTCAATTGATTCGTGTTGTCAGCCGGGTCACTTAACGATAAGCGACCTTTCATTATGGGAATTTACAACAACATCCACAATCCCAACAACGACGACAACTACTACTATTGCCCCGTCAACGACTGTCCCTGCCACCAGCACGACTTCTACGACGGTTCCAGAAACCTCAACATCAAGTACGAGTACAACGACGACCATAACGTCTACTTCAACTACGACAACCACGACGACAAGTACGACGACTACAACATCGTCAACGACAACTACTACAACAACAAGTTCAACTCTTCCAGCACCCGTTGAAATTTACGTTCCCGAAGAGCCTGAAGAAACAACGACAAGCACCACAGAGCCAGTAGAAGAGGAACCCATTCCAGAGGAGACGCTTCCAGAAGAAACAACCACGACAGTTGAAGAAGTGACCACAACAACTGAGGAAGTGACCACAACATCTGAAGCACCTGAAGAGACTACCACAACGGTAGAGCCAGATTTAGAGCCAAATTTGAAGCCATTGGCCGAAGAAGAAGTATTGGCTTTGATTGAAGAAGCCACAACCACAGAAGAACTTGTTGCCGTGCTTGAGGAACTTACCCCTGAACAGGTAGAGCAGGTTGTTGACCAGATTGTGGCACAAGAAGAACCACCCACCCCTGAGCAGGCTGTCGCTTTGGCGACCAGCCCAGAGGTACTATCTGTTATCAGCCCACAGCAGGCAGTTGAAATCTTTGAGTCTTTGGATGTAGCGGAGATAAGCGAAGAAGAAAAAGATGCGGTCACAGAGGCTGTCCAGTCCGCACCCTTAGAGGTGCGACAAGCATTTGAGGACACCATTGACATCTTCTCCGACGACTTTGGTGACTACGTGCCTCTGGGTTCATCTGTGCCAGTAGATACCCGTCGCACCCTGATTGCTGTGGCCGCAGGTGCTACAGCCATTGCTGTGTCTTCACGCAAGCCGTAACGAATTGGGCTATTAGCGTGAAGAAACTCTTATCCGAAATCCATGCTTTGACTTGGACACTTGCAGGCACCGGTATGGTGCTTATTACGCTGTCTGGGCAAACCAAGGTTTTGGGTTGGGGAATCACCGTAATAGCCGTGATAATCCATTTACTCGGCGTAATGTTCAAGGAGAACAATGAATAAGGCAAAAGATATTGCAGGCAGAATTGTTGCACTTTTCCTCACCAACGCCCTCGGCGTGGTGACTGGTGCTGCGGTAATCGCTCCTGACTTGGAAGTATGGAAGTCAGCATTGATTGCTGGCGCAGTTTCCATCTTCAAAGTTGCAGAAGGTCTTGCTAAGGCAAGCATTGATGGTGTTCTCACCAAAGATGAAATTGATGCAGCATTTGGTGCAAGTCCTCAAAAGATTGCAGCAAAGAAGGCAGCCGCTAAGAAGGCATAATGGAACTCACTGACCTTCTCAATGAGAAGGAGTGGAGGAAATGCAAAGGTCGTGAGGGTGCAACCACCGAGGAATTGGTGGCTGCATTTTCACACTTTTGTGCTACCCATTGGATGATTCGACACCCTGAGCGGGGTCGTATCAAGTTTGTATTGCGTGAAGCGCAAGAAGAAACTGTGCGGGTTTGGATTGACTCTCGCTACAGCATTGTTCTGAAGGCACGACAGATTGGGTTCTCTACTCTGGCTGCTGCATTCACATTCTGGGAAACATTCTTTTGGGCTGACCGCTTTACGGTCATGCTTTCACGTACCGAGCGTGAAGCATCCAAGTTGTTGCAGAAGACCAAGTATGGATACAAGATGCTTCCTGCGTGGATGCGTGTGCGTGGACCAGACTTACTTTCTGATAACCAGTTGAAGATGGTATTTGCTAATGACTCTGCTATTGAGTCTTTACCATCTGGTAATGACCCTGCTCGTGGTGAATCTGTGTATCGAGTAATCATTGACGAAATGGCGTTCTTGCCCAACGCTGAAGAAGCGTGGGCATCTATTGAACCTATTGCTGACGTTGGTGGTCGTGTTATCTGTTTGAGCACAGCCAACGGTGAGGGCAATATCTTTCACCAACTATGGGTTGGTTCGCAAACTAGCACAAACCGATTTACTGGTGTGTTCTTTCCATGGTCTGCTGGAGACCGTGATGAAAACTGGTATGAGGCTAAGAAGCGTGACCTTCCTGACTGGCAGTTGGCTCAGGAGTATCCGGACAATCCAGATGAAGCGTTCATTCGTTCTGGTCGTCCTGTATTTGATATTGATGCTTTGCGAAATATTGAACCAATTGAACCAAAGCGTGGTTATCTAAAAAATGAGATTGGTAGAAACCATTACACATTTATTGAAGATGGTGGAGAACTTTCAATTTGGGAGTTACCAGATAGTCAAGAAATTTATGTAATTGGTGCCGACGTTGCTGAAGGTCTTGGGCATGGTGACTTTAGTTCAGCCCACATTATTTCAGCCAATACTGGACTATTAGTTGCCCAATGGCATGGTCACGTTGACCCAGACGTTTTTGGTGAAGTAATTCTCAGGGCTTTAGGTTATTACTACAACCATGCCCTTATTGGGGTTGAGTCCAACAACCATGGTTTAACAACAATTAAAGGTTTGCAAAGAGTCGGATATAGAAACATTTACCGACAGAGAAAAATGAATAGCAGAAATCCGCAGATTAGTGACACTATGGGTTGGAGAACAACTGCTGTTTCTAAGCCTTTAGCCATTGATGAACTTAACGCTGCTGTGCGAGACGAATCAATACTCATTTATGATAAAAGCACTATTGCTGAATTGCGCACTTTTGTGCGTGAAGCCAATGGCAAGATGCATGGCTCCCCGCATGACGACCGTGTAATGTCTTTAGCCATTGGCAATCAGATGCTTAAGTATGTTTGGCTTCCAGAATATCGTTATGACCCAGCGCCAGTTAAAAATACACTTGGATGGTGGGAAAAGTTCATAATGAAAGAAAAACAAGAACCCAAGTCACCTATTGGTGCTTTCAATGTACGGGAGTAACGAACTAGGCGTATAGTTATGAAAGAATTCCGCTGTTTAGAGTGTTTGACGACGTTTGTAGTAGATGAATTACCTCGTCGTGGCTCAATTTGCTTCAAATGCCATATTAAGACTATTCGCCTAGGATTTACCTACGGTCAAGAGGACTTTCACGGCCCAACTGTCAAAGAACGGGCAGATGAGCAAGTTCGTGTAGCCAAAGAAGCCGGCATCAATGCCGAGCCTGTCGGAAGTCGTTGGATTTGAGATGGAGATGGTATGGGTGCCGATTGTTGTCGCAATCATATCGGGACCCCTCGTGGTCGTTTTGCAAAAACTGCGGAAAGAGAATACCGAACAACACGAAGAAGGTCGAATACTGCTCAAAATGATTGGCGGTAAAGTTGACAAAATTGGTAGCAAACTTGACAACCATATTGGCTGGCACGAAGGACAAGAGGACAAATAATGGCACGTACACCAAATAGCGAAGTTCTTAAAAAGTATCGTGACAAGTTAGACCAGTCACGTCGCTGGAGGCATGAAGAAGCCTGTGACGAAGTTTGGCGACGGATGATTGACCTTTATCGTGGTAAGCATTACAAAGGTGTTTCAGAAGAAGACCGTTTGTTGGTGAACATTGCTTTTGCAACAATTAACGTTGTTGCACCGTCTGTTTCTATTAGTTATCCAAAGATTACGGTTAATGCTCGTAAATACGAAGATAGTGACAAGGCGATTCTTACAGAATCAATTGTTAACTACTGGTGGAGACATTACGAATGCCAAAAAGAATTTAAGCGTGCAGTTCGTGACTTCTTGATTCTTGGACATGGTTGGATTAAGACCGGTTATAGGTTTGTTGAAGAGGAAAAGGTTGCGCAAGCAAACTTTGATTCTTACGACGAACTTGTTTCAGATGCTCCAGAGTCAAATATGGAATCGGAACTTATCATTAAAGAAGACCGACCATTTATTGAACGTGTTAGTCCATTTGATATTTTTGTTGACCCAGATGCTACGACAATGTATGACATTAAATGGATTGCACAGCGAGTACGCAGACCATTGCTAGATGTTAAAAAAGATAAGCGCTATAACTCTGTAGCACGAAACGAGGCTGCACCATCGCATTATTCAAAGTATGGTCAAGATGGTTATTCACCACGTCGTTCAACAGACCCAAGTGATTCTTATGTAGAAATTTGGGAATGGTATGACATTGATAGAAATACCATGTCGGTGTTCTGTGATGGTTCGGACAAGTTTTTGATTAACCCAACAGAAATACCATTTAAGTTTGGTCATCCATTTGTAATGTTGCGTAATTATGAAATTCCTGAATACTTTTACCCAATGGGTGAGTTGGAAGCAATTGAACCATTGCAACAGGAATTGAACGCAACTCGTACCCAGATGATGAACCATCGTAAGCGTTTCTCACGCAAGTGGTTGTACAAGGAATCAGCATTTGACGCTGATGGTCGTGCAGCGTTGGAGTCAGATGAAGATAACGTGATGGTTCCAGTTATTTCAGAAGAAGGTATTGGAAACGTTATTACACCAATGCCAGCAGTTATCAGTCCACCAGAGTTCTACAACCAGTCAAGCCTCATCTCTGGAGACATTGACCGTGTATCTGGTGTGTCTGAATACATGCGTGGTGGTTTGCCAGAAATTAGGCGTACAGCAACCGAAGCGGGCATTATTCAAGATAATGCCAATGCTCGTGCATCTGAGAAGTTGGCTATTGTTGAATTGTCAATTGCTGAGATTGCAAAACGATTGATTATCCTTGCACAGCAATACATGACCGGTCAGCAGGCTGTACGTATTGCTGGACAGGAAGCACAACCATTTTGGCTCGAATTTGACCGTGATTATATTCAAGGTGAATTTGACTTTGAGGTAGAGGGTGGTTCAACTCAGCCAGTTAACGAATCATTCCGTCGTCAGATGGCAATGCAGGTTGTTGACGCAATGGCGCCATTTGCTTCTGCAGGAATTATTGATATGCCAAAGTTGGCTAGTTTTGTACTTCAACAAGGGTTTGGCATCCGTTCGGGTGCTTCGTTCATTATTCAACCACAAATGCCAGCACAGCAAATAACTCCACAGGGGACTCCACCACCAGAGGCAATGATGCCACCTGAAGGAATGATGCCACCACAAGGTGGTATGGCTCCTAGTGAGGCTGGCGTAGAACAAATGGGTGGCGAGGAATTGCCACCAGAAATCTTGGCGTTGTTATCACAGCAAGGTGGAATGCCGCCGGGAATGTAACGAATAAACCCTATCAGTAGAGCAACCCACGGAGGACTCTTAAATGAGCGATATAAATAGCAATGAAATCACAACCGAAGAGACCCTAGAAGACCTAGGACAATCTCAAGAAGTTGCGGATGTAGTTGATGCCCTTACAGCAGAAGAGATTGACCTTCTCCCTGTAGACGAGTTTGGAGACAAATATGTTTCTGTGCTAGTTAACGGAGAGGAAGTTAATGTCCCTCTGAAAGAGGCGCTTTCTGGATACCAGCGTCAAGCGGACTATACCCGCAAGACACAGGAACTCAGTGAGCAAAGGCGACAAGTACAATTTGGAGTCGCTTTGCAAGAAGCCTTGCAAAACGACCCTTCTGGTACTTTGGCACTTCTTTCACAACATTACGGTGTTGGACAGACAACTTCTGAAGAAGAAGACCTGTTCATGGACCCAGTTGAAAAGCAGTACCGACAGTTGGAACAACGTATTCAGGCTTTTGAACAACAAAAGGCTATGGATGAGTTGGAAAGAACTGTCCAGACGCTTCAAACCCGATACGGAGCAGATTTTGATGCCAACGAAGTTGTAGCCAAGGCGTTAGCCACAGGTTCAACAGATTTGGAGTCAATCTACAAGCAAATTGCGTTTGACCGTGTTTATGAGCAGAGTCGTTCAATTCGTGAAAATGCTGCAAAGCAAAACGAAGTGAAAAACAAAGTTACAGAAGCAAAACGTCAAGCATCAGTTGTGAGTAGTACTAGCACAGCAAAGTCTGCAGATGTATCAGCAAAACCAATCACATCATTGCGAGATGCTTTTGAAGCCGCAAAACGGCAACTAAACGTCTAGCGTTCTATTTAAGGAGAAATCATGCCATCAGCAAACAGCAACTTTGACCAGTTGCTCTCAACCACCCTTGCGAACTACCGTTCGCAACTAACCGACAACGTGTTCACAGCACGTCCTTTGACCTACAAGTTGATGGACAACGGTCGCATTCGTATGCTCAACGGCGGTACGAAGATTGTTGAACCACTCATCTACGGCAAGAACTCAACTGTGGCTTCATACAGCGGATACGATTCGCTGTCATTGGCACCACAGGAAGGCATCTCGGCTGCTGAGTACGAATGGAAGCAGTACGCTGCATCCATCGCAATCAGCGGTATTGAAGAAGCCAAGAACAATGGTGAACAAGAAATCATCAACTTGCTCGAAGCCAAGATTATGCAGGCAGAAGAGTCAATGCGTGAATCGTTCAACCAGATGTTCTTTGCTGACGGAACTGGCAACAGTTCAAAGGACTGGAACGGTCTTGGTAACTTGGTTGAATCCGGCAACACCGTTGGTGGAATCAACTCAGCAACTTCAGGCAACGAGTTCTGGCGTTCATACGAAGAGAACACCGCAACTGCGTTGACTCTTGCACAAATGAGCACCGCTTACAACAGCGTTTCGGTTGGTAATGACCACCCAGACACCTTGTTGACAACTCAGACCTTGTTTGAGAAGTACGAAGCATTGCTTCAGCCAAACCTCCGTTACACGGACACCAAGACCGCAGATGCTGGATTCCAGAACCTGTTGTTCAAGGCTGCTCCTGTAATGTACGACGTGCATTGCACCGCTGGTGTGTTCTACTTCCTTAACACGAAGTACCTCACCTTGGTAGGTCACAGCAACAAGTGGTTCGCTCAGACGGACTTCATCAAGCCAGAAGACACCGATGCTCGCTATGCGCTCATCATGTGCTACGGCAACCTCACCTGTCGCAACCGTGCGAAGCAGGGCAAACTCACGGCAAAGACCGCCTAAGACCACTAACCAATAAGGAGAAAAACATGCCACTATTAGCAAACGACACACAGGGCGCAGTAACACGTAAGCGTCTTGAAGAGTGGGCAGCAAAAGAGGAGAAGGTAACTGTTGTTGCCGCAACCGACGCTGCTACCACACAGTCAGCAGCAACACTCGCTGGTGCAGCACAGGTTGTTTACACCATGACCCCAACAACGGGTCGTGCGTTGACAACACCAACTGGTGCGGAGTTGGGTGCAGCGTTCACAGACGAAGGAGTCGGTTCAAGTTTCCGATTCACCGTGGTGAACCTTGCTAGCGCAACACATGCAATTACGTTGACTGCAGGTGCTTCGGGAGTGACCCTTGTGGGTTCAGCAACCGTTGCAGCAGCATCGTCAGCGTCGTTCGTTGCAGTATTCACTGCAGCAAACACGGTATCAATTTACCGAGCATAAGTAATTGAATCTGGGGGGTGGGCAGAAACCCACTCCCCTATTTCAAAAGGAGCAAAGTAATGCCTTACAAGTATTCAATTCTTTCTAGCCATGCGGATGCAAGTCCTAAGGCTGGCACAAAGACTTCTACCTACCCGCCAACTAAGGGTGGTAAAAGCAAGAAGCAATCAAAATCAAAGAGTAAGTATTAAGGAGAATAGTCATGGCAATGAGAAAAGCAAAAAAGAATACTGGTGCATCGGATAAAGCAATTAAAGCACAATCTGCACGCTTAACACAAGATGCTGCAGCACGAAAAAAGAGTGGTCAAAGTTATGTTGACAAGCGTGGGAAAGGTCCTACAGGTGTGTTTTACAACGATTTGGCTGGAACTCGGACCCGAACAAATACCAGTGCTGAATCAATGAAAAAAATGCCAACAAGAAGTGGTACTGGAATTTATACTTCTAGGAGAACTGGTGAAATAGTTAGAGTTGGTCCATACGGACGAACTGCTCAACGTGGTGTAGACCAGGCAAAGCGTGCTGGCGAAAAAAAAGCAAAGAAGGCTGGCAAAAAGTAGTTAACATTGTCCCCACCGAAAGGTGGGGATATGTAACAAATTGGGGTAGTTGTATATGAAAAACGCCGTACCTGCCCAATCGTATTACGGAACGCCAGTATCTGGTATCCGCCTAGCCCCAACAGCGGGAGCAAAGATTGCTGCTCCATCTGCGCCATACGTAGGTCGCAACCGTTGTATCGCCAAAGAGGATACCTGTGAAGGTCCAAAGGCACGGGGTACGGACTACTGCATCGGACACCTAAGGTCACAAGGGCAGGCTAAATGAGCATTACTCTCACACAACTTCGCACCCAAGTTAGGAATATGGCTGACCTTGATGAAGTGGATTTGCCTGACAGTATTGTTGACCAGTTTGCTCGTGAGGGCTTCCAACGTATTTATTCTTTAGAGCGCAGATGGCCGTACCTTCAAGAGACTTACACCTTTAACACTGTAATTGGTCAACGTGAATACACAATCTCTACAATTGGTGACATTCGTGAGATTATCTCGGTTGTGGATTCGAGCACATCTGGTAATCGTCTGACTTTGATTGATTACAACCAAGCAGAAGATATTTGGCTTGGAAATACTGATGTGCCTTCACGACCATACTTTTATTCATTCTGGGATAAGAAGATTCAGTTGTGGGCTAAGCCTGATGCCATCTATCCAATGACTGTTCGTGCTTTTAGAAACCCTCTGTACACATGGTTGACTAATACTGGCGAGACCATTGACCTTGATGAATGGTTTCATGCTTTGTTGCCTTATTTTGTGCTAGCCCGTGTGTATCAGCGTCAAGAAGATGCACAGTTGTCGCAGATGTACATGAACTCATTTGAAGAGGGTGTTGGTCTTGCTCGCCGTGACTTGATGAAAGCATCAAGCGCACAGCCGGTTATTATGTCTGGTGGTCGCCAGTATCCAACTATGCGTCGCTGGTTGCAGACGCTTGGAGCGACACTTGGACAATGAGCAATGTATCCGTTGAACGCTACGACGACTTCACAGGTGGTCTAAACCTCAGGGCAGACCAATTTCAGTTGGCTCGCAATGAGTCACCTGACATGTTGAATGTTGAAATTGACCCACGTGGTGGTTTGTTTACTCGTGGTGCTATGCGTGAGATTAACTCAACGGCTATAACTGGCACATGGAACCCACATCGTCTGCATGCTTTTTATGGCGCATCACCTAGAGTAATGCTTGCCAGTAGTACTGGGGTGTTTCATTCTAGTGGTACTAATTTTACGCAGTTACAGTATTCTTCTGGAAATAACATTGTCGCATCTAATACTTATGGTGCATCGTTTTCCAACTGGGGTAGTCAACTTTATATTGCAACTGGAACAAGTGGGACTTCTACTTATTATTGGGAGACTGGTAGCACCTATGCAACCGCTATTGCAATTATAGATGCGGCTGGAGACTTTAACAATAACTACAACTCTCCAGCACGAAATCGTTTTCCACAATGTGAACATATTGCCGTGCATGCAAACAAAATGTTTGCTGCAGGAGTTAGAACCGACTTAACCACTCATGTAAACAGGCTTCATTGGTCTCATGAGGCTGAGCCAAATGACTGGGCTGCTGATGATTATATTGATTTCCTCGGTGGTGGAGATGGAATCAAGGCACTTGCTGTCTATGCAGGTCAGTTGATTGTTTTCAAACCAAACTCAATTTACATTGTTTACGGCTACGAAACGGCAGACTTTGCTATTGTTGAACTCACAGCACGGCTTGGTGTTGACTCGCCAAACAAGGTTGCTGTTGCAGAGAACGGCATTTACTTTTACTCACACCCAAATGGTTTGTTTTTCTACAACGGTTCGAGCATTGTTGATTTATCTGACAACTTTAACTCCATTTACCCAAACAACTATGTGAATGATGCCGCTACATCAACTATTTCTGTGTCTTATGTCAACCGTCGTGTTTGGTTGTCTTTGCCTTACTCAAAGACAACAACTGTTTCAAACGCAACTGTTAACTTGATTTTTGACCCAAGCATTGGTCAGCGTGGTGCATACACATTGGTTTCAACCGCTGACAATTATGGTGTTATTGGTGGAACAGACTTCACATCTTCTAGTGGTACAACATACGGTCTTGTTATTCACCCAAACATTCCACGAGTTCTAAGGGTTGATGCCTTTGAGGCTGAAACCGATTTGTTGGCAACTGTTGAAACAAATTTTATTTCTTATTACAGAACTGGTTGGGTTGATGGTCGTTCTTACTCAATGAAGAAAATGTGGCGTAGACCAGACATTGTTATCAAACAGTCAGATACTGCTCGCACAGTCAATGTCAAAGTGTTTCACAACTTTGAAGAGGCTAGTGGAAACGAACGTAAGACGTTTGATATTTCTATTGATGCATCCGCAACCGGAATGGTTTGGGGTGAAGGTCGTTGGGGTTCTGGAAGATGGGGTGTACAGGCCGAAGGTGCACAGGTTGTGCGTGGCTCAAACCTTGGACTGGCACGTTCTGTGCAGTTGCTCTTTACTGGACCAACTGGTCTGTCATGGGGTATTGACAGTATCTCATACAAGTTTAATTCACGAAAGGTAACAGGATAATGGCAATTATAATTCCACACTCGTTTGTTAGCGGAACTATTGCTGAAGCATCAGAAATGAATGCCAACATGACGGCTATATCGTTGTATGTCAACGGTTTGTCAGATGGAACAAACATTGATTCTTCGGTTATTACAAACGCAAAACTTGCAACTAACGCTGTATCAACTCTCAAGATTGCAGATGGTGCTGTAACTTATGCAAAACTTGATTCTAGCGTTGCTGAAAATGACCAGATTGTGCTAGCAGGTCAGGTATTTGGATAATGGATTCTTTTTCAATTCCAGCATTGACAGCACTCAAGTCAACGGATGCGACAGCAATCCGTCAGATTGCGTCGTCTTTGATTATGGAGATTGACAAGTTGAATAAGAGGATAGACGACATGGAAGCCAACCGTAAGAAGGCTCAGGAAGACAGGAAGGCAGTAAAACAATATGGCGTTTGACCCAAGCATTTATGAAGCACGCAGACGTGCCTTGGAGCAACAGTATGCGCCGCAGGCCGCTATGGCTAGGTATTCACGTGAAGGTGCTGTCCAGAGTTCTGGAAGAAGTTTTCGTGACCTTGCACAGTCTTACGACAAACAACTACAGCCATATCAAGCAACGTTTGGTAAGCGTGGAGTGTCTTCACCAAATGTTCGTTCTGGAATATACAAAAAGGGATTGATGGAGTTTGCTAAGCAAAGAATGCAATCTGAGTCAGATTTGCAACAGTCAATGTTGCGAGAGTTGGGTCAGTATGACTTGCAGGAAAAGCAGGCACTTGATGCAATTAGGGGTGGTAATTTAGATTTAGAAGCAGAAAAACTGCGACAAATTGCGGAAGATGCGCAAATTGTTATGGCTAGAAGGGCGGGATTCTAATGACTGTTTATAGCGGAAGAGGACCAATGAATAATCAGGGCATTGGTGATATGACCATAGAACAATTTCAAGATTGGGCTGATGGTCAAAACTGGGATTTGCCGGGATTGAATCTTGGTGGTGGAACTGGTTCTGGAACTGGAAGTAAAACAAAAGCGTCAGACATTCTCAACAAACTAAAGTTTCAGTACCAAGTACAAAAAGAAACTGGAGCAGCAAATAAGGCTGCAGAAAATCTTGCTGCACAAAATGCAGCATTAACCAATCTGTATAAATCTGGTGCTTATGGTGATTCTTCAAGGAACTATATTTCGGCTCTTGATAAAATGCAGGGAACATCAGAACAGGGAATCAATGAGCAACTTGCACGAAGTCTTGCTTCTTTGAATGAGGGTTATGCTCAGGCTCAAGGTTTCACCGATACCGGATACCAGAACTTAGTGAAAGCGTTGTCGGGTTATCAGAACCCTTACGCTGGCATGCAGGCACCTCAGGCTGTGCCAGTTAGAAATGCTCTTGAAGGTTTGCTAACCGCCAATAATGCAAATATTGGCGATTATCAGAACATGTTGAATGCAGAACTTCAGTCTGGTCAATCCAACCAACAAGACCTGTTATCAGCACTAGCACAAATTTCGTCAAGTGGTCAGCAGTCACGTTCTGCTGAGGCAGAACTTGCTAATCAGTTTGCTCAGGCAAATCTTGGTGCAAATCGTGCCAACTATCAGGGTCAGTTGCAGACTAACGCTAGTCAGGCTCTTGTTGACTTGGCTAACCAAATTGCTCAGAAAAAGGCTGAGGCTGAGGCTCAGGCTGAACAGCAAAAGTTTGCTCTTGCCCAACTACTGGCACAAGCGGGTATTGACGTTACAAAATTGAATCCACCTACACCACCACCAGTAGAGGATTTTTCCAATCTTCCACTTGACTTGAGCCAAATTGACTTTTCGGGTTTGAACAACATGTTTGGACCGGGTTTTGGTTCTGGTAGGTAACAAAGTCCGCATACAGTATGGCTGGAGAAGTAGACCCTAATCAGGACAACAACCAACTCCTAGCGCTGATTAAGCGCTTGCGTGCTGGTGGTATGTCCCAAGACGAGGTGATGAAGTTATTTGGCCCACAACTTGGCATAAATAACCAGCCAGACCAAGCACAACTATTCCAGCAGTACCGACCTACTTGGTTGCAGGTTGAGGGTATCCCTGACCCAATGGACATTAGAAAGTCCATTGCAAAGATGGTTGAAGATGGTGTTCCTGAGTGGCAAATCAAGCAGGACATTATTAACTCGATTGAGAGTGGCAATGCTCCAGCAAACATAACTTCAAAAGATTTGTTTGATTTGACTAGCACATTGATTAGTGAAAGGCAGTCTCATACTACTGCCTTGTCTCAACCAAGTAACCAGCCATATTGGCAACAGATTGGTTTGCGTGACCCTAATGCTCGTTTCACTCCACAGGATGTGTTTCCGTTCATTGGTGAGATGAGCAACGCTATTGAGGCTGCTAGACCTCGTTACGAGACTGGCGCTGTTGGTAGTGGCGCAAAACTTATGTCTGGTGGCGTTGATGAGAACGCTATGGATGCTCTTGGTCGCATGGGTGCACGTGGTGTTTCACAGAATGCTGTATCTGGTAAACCAGCGGGGTTTGCCGATGCACAAAGCAACATGACTGTTGCTCAGCGTAATTACAACACAGCAAAACAAATGTTGACAACTGCTACACCAGAGAATCGTGAGTCTGCAAAGCAGGTACTAAAGGATGCTGAAAAAAATTTGAAGGCAATGAAAAGTATTTTTGACAAACTCAATAGCCAATTTAAGTCTTCTCAAAAACAAAAGGGTGAACAGCGTTACGATGAAATGCGTGGTGCTACAAATATTCTTGAAAGTGCTGCTGGTCCAAAAGTTGGTCTTGATACAAGAAAAGAAACACTTGATGCAGCGAAAGCAGCATACGAAAAAGACCCCGGAAATGATTTCAAGTATAAACAATATTTGAGTGCTCAAAATAAATACACAAACTTTTTGGAAAAGAATCAATCAAAGATTCAAGAGGCACAAAGAATTGTGTCACAAGGAGATACGTACAAGACTGTTCCAGATGTTGGTTCAGGTAAGTATGTTGGTCCTGCTGGTGGTGAATCCACAATGGCTCGTACATACGACCCATTTGCGATGCTTGCAAGAAAAGCACTTGAAGCAAAAGGTCAGAAAACAATAGAGAAGGCTGGTTACACACCGTTTATGGTTGATTTAGCAAACTACCTGCAAGGTCTAAACGTAACGAAGGGTAAGTAATGGCTGTTGACCCAAATCAACAATTCCTTGACCAATTGAAGAGTATTGCTGCGGCAAAACCTTTGCCGACAGCACCAATGGCTACAACGGCTAGCACAACGTTGTCAAAGGCTCAGTTGGGTTTTAATGACTACCGTCTTAACTCAATTGCTAGTGCACCCAACCTTAGGAATAGAATCCAAGAGATTGCTGCTGGCAAGCCACAGTTAAATACTGCACAAAAGATTTTCAGCAATCCAATTGTTGGAAATGTATTGAAACCTTTGATTGTTTTGGATACTGGTCGTCGTGCAGCCATCTCTGGTGTGCGAGAACTCGCTGATGCAATGGACAGCAACCCTGAGACTCGTGCAAGATTTGGTGACTTTATTCAGCAGGCTAAAGACCCTGCTTATGGGTTTGGTACAGCATTCCCAATTAGTGGTTGGAAGGGAAGAATCATTGGTCTTGTTGGAGACATTGCTTTAGACCCAATTACATATTTGTCACTTGGTACAAACGTTCCGGGCAAACTTGCACTTGAAGGTGTAGAGGTTATTGGTAAGCAGGCTACTCGTCAGTTAGTTGCTGGTGGTGCTTCACGTATTGCTGGTCGTTCATCACGGGAGGCTCTTGCAAGATTCGTTGAGAAACGAATGCTTGCATCAAACCTTGTAGAAGGTGGAATCAAATACACAGACCAAGAGATTGCTCGCACAATTGGTGATGTTGCGGCAAGAGGTGTTCGTGCTGTTCCACAGCAGATTGCGATGGAGACTGGTCTTCGTTCAGCAAAGCCTGCTTTCTATTTGTTTGGTGGTCAGGTAAAGATTGCTGGCTCTGGCCCAATTGCTGACTTGGTTGAGCGTGGCATTATTAAATCTCGAATGGGATTTGTTAACACTCGTATTGGTGGCAAGATTCAGGAAGCCTTTACACCAATGGGTATTGATGCTGTTGGACAGATTGACCCAAAGATTATTAGACAGTCACGTATTGATTTGGCACGTGGTAAAGCAGTTGACTCACGTCGTTCGTTGCAACTGCTTGCTGGAGAAGAAGAACGTCGTATTGGTTTCAACATAGCACTTGATATTGCTAACAGAAAACTAGACCCATTGTTCAAGAATCCGGAGATGGAAAACTTTGGCAAGACTGTTCACGAGTTGTTGGAGAATCCAAGTCTTGAGCGTTTGAATGGTGCACCTGCTGCTGAAAGAAAACTGGCTGATGAAATCAGGCAGACTCTTTCTAACATGCACGATGAAATTGATAAAACAATGAAAGCAATTGACCCTAACTACAAGTTGGGTAAAATTGAAGAGTACTTCCCACACATGCTTAGCGACCAAGGCATCAAGCACATTCGAGATACCTCAAATCCTTGGGTTGCAGACATTTTGAAGTTTATGTCTATTGACATAACAAACCCTGCAAGTTCGTTTAGGTCACGAAACATTCGTGCTGGAATGGAGTTCTTTGGTGTAACTCTTGCCAAAGAAGATTTGACTGTTGCAAAACTAAATGCAATTGCTAAAAAGAAATTAGGCTTTGACCTGTTTGAAACAGATGCAAAGAGAGTTCTTGCAAAGTATGGAACTCACTATTCAGAGCAAATGGGTTCTGCTGCATTTATGCAACATCTTTTGCGTAATCCAGATTTGATGGATTACATCAAGACCGAAATCTCTTATGACCCAGATGTTATGGCAAAGTTTGTATCAACGGTCTCCGACCGTCTCAACGCTGTGCAAGCCTCAGATGCAGAGATTACTGCTGTTCTTGATACAACACTTGAAAACATTGATTCAATACTGGCACAAGCCACAGAGGCTGGTGTAAAGGAATTGGATAACGTTTCAAAGAATCTCGTCACAGACGATATTCTTGCAGCAAATGAACAGAAGATTTTGGAATTACATAATCAACTTGTTGCAGCACTTGGTAAGGCTTATGAGGCACGTTATTTGGCTTATGGCGAACTTGGAATGGCACAAGATTTGGTTGCACAGATTGAGGGAAGGTTTCAGGCAATCAGCGAACGATTGAATGCCCTTCCGGGAGATTTGCTTGAGTCATTTAATAGTGGAAAAATAAATGAGATTTCACGACCTTATGTTGAAGGTTTAACAACTGGACTCAAGCCAGTTGACAGGCTCAATGCAATTACCGGTATTGATAGGGCAGAAAGAATTGCTCAAGTCAAAAAAGAAGTTGAGTTACTGAGAAGGGAACTCAGAACTATTGCTGAGTCCTACAGCGTTGCTAAAGCATTTGGCAACGACATTGGTGACTTCTACAATGCGTTAGATGATGCAATTACTGGTCAAGCAGGTGTTGACTTCCCTGAACGAGTTCTTGATTCGTTTGATATTTCAGAAGGTTTGCGTCGTTCCATCAAAGAAAAAATGGAAGCACTTCCAATGTCAAAGAGCAGAAAAGGTGGACAACCAAGTTTCTATCTTGGCAAGACTGTTGGTGAGTGGTGGGGTACTAGGGCTGCTGCACTAAACCCAGAGGCTCAAGCAGTACAGCAACTTCTTGACCCAAGCAATGTAATCAAGAAGAGTGCACTTGAGAAACTTACTCTTGAAGAAGTTAGGAATCGTTTGATTCGTTCAACAACAACTGGTGACAATCTTCTTGATATGCAGGAAGCAGTCACGTGGTTGATTTTGCGTGACTTGAGGGCTAACCCAGAACTTGCTAAAGATTTGGTTGCAGGTAATGTGGATAACGCCATAGTACGACGACTTGCTGGACTTCGTGATTTGAACGAAGAAGTTGGTCGAATGAATGATGTGTTGCAAAGAATCGCAGTTGGATTGTCTGATGACGATATTGTTATTGTTGACGACCTTGTTACTGAATTGAGTGAAGTAAGCACAAAAATTAACGAGAGCATAATTGAACGTGCAAACATGGCTGGTGCTGATGTTATGTCAACGCTTCAACTTGAAATGGTTCAGTCAAACTACGAACTTGCATGGCTTGGAAAAACTGGACAAATGTCTCAGCGAGACATTGACGAGTTCATATTGGATTTGACTGCTGCTGGTGAAGCAGATATTGCAAATCTTTTGGATGAACAATATTCAACTGGTGCAACTTATGAACAGTTCCAAGAAACAATCAATCAACTGACACAATGGAGACAGAACAACGCACGTGGATTAGGTTCTGTTGAGCGTGCATATGACGTTCAGAAGTATGACAGTTTGGGTAAAGAAATTGTTGATTTACAAACACGTCAAAAAGAATTGCAGGACAAAATAAAGACTGCCGGCATGAGGCTTTCTGGTGGTGAAAAAACTGCATACAACAAATTACAAAGATATGGAAGTTATCAAGAACTGACACGTGAATACTCAGACCGTGCGTTGTCTTACTATCTCATATCTGAAACAAACATGCACTTCAAGAGGCTTGCATCTGCAATGGCACCGCTTGGAACAATTGTTGACGCTGGTGTTTGGCAACGTGTGTTTCATGAGGTTGCTCGTCAGCAGGTTGCTGGAGCAAAACAATTCTCTCGTGAGTTTAGTGGAGTGGTGGAACTTCTTCGTGAAGTTCAGACTGTTGTGCAAGCCGGAACTGCTGGAGAGCAATGGGCGATACTACGTGAGCAAATGGTCAAGTTGCTCAACTCTGAGAATGGAGATTCAGTACGCAGATTCTTCCCAGACTTTGATTTGATTTTGAACCGTAGTGGCATGAAAGAAATTTCACGACTTCATGCTCAGAACCCACGAAGCCAAGAGATTATTAGTCGTATGCAAGAAATGCTTGGCATCATTGATACGACAGCACAGACTGGTACACGTAGCGGTCGTGCTGCTATGGAGACTGGTAGAAGTGCTGGACCAAGGGCTAGCACAGGTGCGGTTGTGGAAACAATTGACGCAACGAGGGATGCGATGGGTGCAATGCGTGTTCAGCGTGTTGCATCAACAGAAGAGCAGTTGGCAAAGATTGCTTCTAGGTCGCAGAACCTTTCTGCTGAAAAACTTTACAATCAGATAAGAAAGATTCTTGATGATGAGGTTTCACCAGTTGCTGATGCTCTTGCTAGAACAGAGCAAGGTCAGGTAATTGGAAGAATTACCAACAGGTTTGAAAACGAGTTGCCATACTCTGCTGAGGGTAGAAAAGTTCAAATGATTCGCCCTGAGATAACTGGCAACTTTGTTGAAACACTTACTCCAGCAGAAAAGTTTGGCAGAGAACTTGAGATGCTGAAAAAAGAATGGGACGAAATTACCGACCGACTAAAGAAAGAACGTGCCGCTTCAAAAGAAGCAGCACAAAAGGCTGGTATTGAATTTGGTGTAAAGACCGCATCACGAACTGTTAGAGGTCGTGTTGGTGGTGGATTGTCATATGGTTTTGCTGGGTTGTTCTCTGATGCAATCAAAGCATCTTCGTCTCGCACAAAGGTTCGAATATTCTTTGGTGAGTTGCTTGGTGGTACGTTTGAATACAACGCTGTAGCAGACCCAATGAAGTTTGATATTGCAACTATTGGTCGTGAAATCCGACAGGCTGCAAGAATCAAGGAAGTTCCATTTGAAACTTCTTATGCTGGTAAGACTCTTGCTGCAAGCCAAGAAAGAATTAGCACTCTTTTGAACTTGATTGACCCAGAGATTGATACAGCAAGAATTGTTGGTTCAGAAATTGTTCCGGGTCTTGACCGTTCTGCTGGCAAGGGTGGTGCAGGGGTATGGGGTCCACTTGCTTATGCAGACCAAGCAGAACAACTTGCCAAGGAGTTGCGTGCGTCAATAGCGCAAGATGCTGAGTTGTTGCAAGCAGCAAAACTTGCTGATGTAAATGCTCAGGCTGTGCGAGACGGAACGATGACGCTTGAGCAGATGCAGGCTGTTGCAGAGAATCTGCGAACAATGTATGAGTTGGAACCAACTGTAACTACATGGCAGAACGCTGGTAAACGTGGTATTGCCTTGATGTACGCAGATGCTGACCCGTCAATCTGGGCTAAGTTCCCAGAAGATGTAAGACAGATGATTCGTGATTACAGAAACCTAAAGGCTACTGTTGCACGTTTGGAAGCAAATCCTTTGCTTCCAGTTGCTCAGAAGCGTAAACAGTTTTTTGATATTGCTCGAAAACTTTCTGGTAGTGACTTGCACATGTTGCAGAATCAGGCTGGTGAGTTTGTATTAGACCCGTTCTCTCGCCCTAAGGATTTCATTTGGAACGAAGCACGACCGGGTGCTGTTGATGTTGCTGGTAATCCAATTACATCAAACATTGATACAAACTTGCTTGACAGGCATTTTCAGCAAATGGGTAACTCAACTGTCACATTGTCCCCAACTGGAGAAGCAATAATTTCTGGTGGTGGTTTTTCACGTGCACCTAGAGGATTGCAACATGAAGTTTATCAAATGGATGTTGTTAACTTCAAAGAAGCATTGGATGCACGTAATCGTGGTACTGGCTCATTCATCTTCATTGACGAAAATGGAAACACAATTCAACTTCAAGATGCAATTGAAAAGTATTCAAGAGGTGAAGCATTCACGACGTTGAAGCCAATCCAGAGTGGGAACATGGTTTCAGAAGGAATTGGTTCTAAAGATTCAATTGCGTTGCAGAACGCACTTGTTCGTTCTGGAAATTCATATGACCCCGGCAAGACTTGGATTAGAGTTCCAGATGAAAAGGCTGTGTCAGAAGCAGCCTCGTATGGTACTGGTGGAATTGTGCAAGAAGCCAAACCAGAAATGTTTATTAGATTGCCTTGGGGTAATAGCGTTCCGGGTTATGGGCCTAGTCAGTTTGCATTCACGCACAACGGCAGACCCTTGTCGTTTACTGAACAGGAATGGCATTCATTATTTTTGCCACCGCAGATAGCGGAAGAACAAACTATTCGTCAACTTGAAGACCAGATTGCAAAACTTGAAAAGTTGAAGCCTGTTGTCCCTCAAGGTAAGGCTCTTGTTAGAAAAGTTGATAAGCAAAAAGTTGCCAAGATTGATGCACAGATTGAAGCAATCAACAAGAAGATTTCTGAGATATTTGAACGACCTGTTGACGTAAAGACTGTTCCTCAACTTCGAGCAGAAATAAAGAAACTTGAATTGAAGTTGCCTACAACTGCACGCAATTTGACAAAGGCTCAAAAAGAGGCAGGCATACAGGTTGAAGCACAGATTGCTTCAAGACAGAGACAGATTGCAATCATTTCTGCACGTGCTAATGCTGAATCAAAGTTCAATTCACTTATTGAACAGTTGACACCAGAACTTGGTAAGGCTCTTGGTTTGTCGGATAGTGCATCACAGAACCCGTCAAAGATTGCTGATGCTTTGGTTCAGCGTTGGCAGATTGTTCATCGTGGTGAAGAGGTTGCTAAAGCACGCTCGCAGGTTGTGCGAGCACGCTTTGGTGCAAGTGAAGAGGGAAAGATTGTTAGCGAACTAGCCAAGGCTAAGGGTGAAGTTTCTGCTGCTCAGTTCACTGAGTATTACAAGAACACCAGAATGAAACTTGAGCAGGCTGTTCAGTATCAACAGGCCGCTGATGATGCACGTCTTGCTTATAGTCTCAATGAAAGAACAAAAGACACAATTCGTCGTGTTGAAGGTTTGCTTGGTGATATACGACCAGTTGTTGGTGACAAGGTTGCAAAGATTCCGTATGAGACTGCTACTGCTGAACAACGACTGGCACAAGCCCAGTCAACTGTTGAGCGTAATTCTCAGCGTCAGGTTCTTAAAGACCAGATTGCTCCTTTGCGTGAGACTAAGAATGCTCTTGAGGAACAACTTCAGACTGCAACTGTTGCTCAGTATTTGCGTGATGAAACTGGTCGTGTTATGTTCACGCCAGATGGACAGCCAAGATTCAAGAAGATGAGTCAGCAGGATGCTGAGAGCATTATTTCTTTGCAGAACGACTTGGCCGCTATTGATGAGAAGATTGCAGCAACAACTGCAGACTTGGATAAGTTGAATGCACCTGCAACAGCAAGTCAGTCAACTGAAATTGTAGAGACAACTATTGCTGATTTGCCAACTCAACTTGATGACTTGTCGTTCAATCTTCGCCATGCGAAGTTGCAACCTATTATTCAATCGAATCCTCAACTCAAAGAAGCACTTGGTGCTATCAGGAAAGAGTTTGGCGAGAAGTCACCACGTTACAGACAGTTTGAAGAAATGCTTTCTGTTCTTATGTTTGAGCGAGAACAGTTTGATGCACTTCAACTGGCTCAAAAGAAACTTGCCGACATTGACGCTAAGGTCACGAAGAAAGTTCAGACTGCAGATGACGTTGTTGCTAAAAAGGCTGAAGCATGGAACAAGGCTCAGATTCTTTATGATGAAAATGCTGCACAGAGGTATTGGACTTTGCAGTACATTGATGCTGCTCAACAGCGACTGGATAAGTTGAATGCAATTTCTGCACGTGTTCGTGAGACTTTGATTAGGAAGAAAGTCAATCCGCAGGATATGACTTGGGTCAATGAAGTTGACATGATTACCGCTGAACTTTTACCAGTACTTTCTGGTATGAAGAACATGAAGATGGAAAAGAACATGCAGGTCATTATGACTCAGCGTGCAGAGCAGTTGATTGAACACCAGACATTGCTTGCAGGTCTTTCTGATGCACAAAGAGACTTGGCTTATGCTCGTGGTCTTGAAGCAATGATTGCTCGTGGCGCAGGTCAGAACGAACTTGTGCTAGCCGCACGTAGAGGAAATGTTCCAGCAGAAGTTTTGAGTGGTGTAAGAATTGATGAGATTCTCAAAGAGGGTTGGGTTCGTCTTGGTGGCCCATACCAGAATCTTCAGGTTACACCTGAGATTGCAGAAATATTCCAGAACGCACACAGACTAATTGAACCAGACTCTGTTCGTGCGTTGTCTAACTTCCTTGGTTCATACACCAAGTTCTTCAAGGCTTATGCAACTGCGTCACCCGGATTCCATGTTCGCAACGCAATATCAAACGGAATGATGTTGTTCTTTGGCGGTGGGCGTGGTGAGTTCCTCAAGGAAGGTCTTATCGTGTCACGCAAGTGGACAGAGGCTCAGGGTGCTAATAAGACTTGGGAACAGTTCTTGCAGGAACTTCCAGAGGCACAGCGTGTCCACGCAAACGTGGCACGCATGTCAACAGCAGCATCTGGTGGTGGTGTGTATTCAGATACATTGAATGAAATACGCAACGGAGACCAATGGTGGAATCTCAAGATTCTTAAGGCAAGTCAGAAGTTTGGTCAGTTTGCAGACGACCATGCACGATTCATCTTTGGATATGACGCAAGTATGCAAGGGTTTGATGTTGGTATGGCTGCGGCTCGCACAAAGCGATTCTTTGTTGACTACCAAGATGTGTCAACTGTTGACAAGGCTTTGCGTCAGGTCATTCCGTTCTGGATGTGGACTTCACGCAACTTGCCATTGCACATACAGAACATGTGGATGAACCCTAAGCCTTACGCAATCTACAACTCGATTGTCCGCAACTTGCGTGATGATAAAGAAGGCGATATTGTGCCTAACTACTTCAAGGAACTTGGTGCATTCAAGTTGCCATTCGGTAAAGACTTGTATGCGAACCCAGACCTTGGGTTCAACAGAATTGGTGCAACTCTAAATGAGTTCTCTGACCCAGCACGACTCATGTCAAACGTGAACCCAGCGATACGAGTTCCAATTGAGTTGATGGGCAACAGGCAGTTGTATTCAAATAGACCATTCTCGTCAACGCCTGTGCAAGTAGAGGGTGGATTTGGTTCTGTGCTTCAACCACTAGCACAAGCCTTGGGGATGGGAACAACAAATGCTAAGGGTGAGAAATTTATCAACGATAAATTCTTCTACGGAGTTAGGAGCATAGCGCCAACTCTTGGAACACTTGAGCGACTTGTTCCTTCAACAGAGACATATCAACAGAGGGGAACTGGTAATCAATGGCTTGGATACGTTGGTGCTCCAGTGAAGCAAGTGACTCCGCAGATGAAAGCATCAGAACTAACACGCCTTAAGAAGTCTCTTGAAGCGTTCATGAACGAACAGAAAGCGATTGGGAACATTGAATGAAAAAGGGTAGACCGTACACGGGAAACAAAGATGGTGCAGCAAAGAGTCTTCGTCCGGGCATGAAAGTGTTCATTGACGAAGTAATCAAGTTGAGTAATGGTGCGCTCTGGAACAACGGTGACTGGGGTGTTAGACCAATGAGGGGCAAGGAGTCGCTCAGCGTCCACGCAACGGGGCGAGCAGTTGACTTGTCATACCGTCACATGCCACCAAAGAAGGGCATCAAGAACGGTCGTATGGAAGCACTACGTGTGTTGAAGATTATTGTTGCCAACGCTGATGCGTTAGGCGTTGAAGCAATTTTTGATTACATCGTCAAGCCACATGGTCGTGCTTGGATGTGTGACCGCAATGCTTGGTTGAACTACAAGAAGGAAACTATTCATGGCGGTGGAAGTGGGGACTGGCTCCACTTTGAGATTTCTCCAGAAATGGCGGATAGCCCTGAGAAGGTAAAGCAGGCTTTTGCGAACTTGGTGATTCCTGAGGAGACTCCGACGAATCAGGAATAGAAACAGTTGGCTGATGTAGCGTGACTGTTTTGATAACCATTCCTATCGGAATGTGAATTGGCATACCAACTGTTTTTGGGTCTTCAACTTCATCAGGGAAGTATGAGTTTACTACGGTCACGTAGTTGGCAAGCATGTCTGGCACAAGCCAGCCAACAGTAACAACTGTTGTGTCTTCTGGTGTGTACTTGTCTAAGTCTGTCCAGCCGTTCTCGCCATCAAAAGCATCACGCCAATGAATAACGACTAATGCCCATTCTGATTTAACGTCTTTAGTTTTCATATGGATTGATTCCCTCTTCTGATAGATGTATTTCTATTGTTTCAATTATTCCAGCCATGAAAGATGATATGCGCAACCAACTCATTGCATCACCTTGAAGTGCGTTTCTCCAGTAGTTGCATAACTCGATTGCTGATTCGTTGTCGGAAGAAAGAACAAGGGTTACTCCACCTTCCATGTTCTTCTCAATTTTTTTGGCGTTCGTGTTCATAGATTCAACTTGTGCTCTTGGCACAATGTCATAAATCCAATCTTCCTGTTCAGCCATTTTTTTTCTTCCTTTTCTTATTAGCAACATATATACTCCCGAAGGGCAAACCATTCTTTGGTATTCCTTCACCCACAACCACGTTGCCATACACCTGTGCAAGCACGATAGCAATCTCTTGCGGATTGACCTCAACATCAAAACCCACCGTTATCTGCCGTGTCTTCAAGTCCGAGCCTTTCTCTAATAATCTGATTCTCTAAGAGGTGCAATCGTAACCGCTCGTAAGCGGCGTTGCGTAACCTCCAAGCATGTGGCTTTGACACGCCAAGCCGACCGCCCAATTCCTCCAATGAAATCATTTCTGAATTGATTGCATCAATGATAAAACGGTCTTGGTCTCCGAGTTGCTCAATGCATTCTGCTATTGCTTCACGTAAAGGCTGGAGTTCTACAACAGACTCAACAATGTTCTCACCACTTGCAGCCATCATCAACGCCTCTATTGGCGTTTCAGGTCTCCTGTTACCACGAAGGTTTGCTTCGTGGTATGGAGTCATTGAGACTTCTCTATTCTTCAAGACTTACAATCTCCGTGTTTTCAACGGGTATCTCAAAGAATGATTCACCTTCTGTATAGATGGTGTTCTTGGTAACTATCTTGTTGAACTCTTTTGCATCAACAATAAGTATGTGTGTTCGTTCGTGATTGAACATCACAAACTTCACATGCTGATTGCCTTCAAGAAACTTGTACTTACGTGAAGCAAAGTGAACACTGTCAAATGGGAAGTTTGCACCACGCCAGTTGTGTTTGATTTCTATCTCAACACCAGTGTCCTCACCAAACCAGTTTGACAGAATATCAATCCCATATTTATCCGGGTTAACTTCTGCTTCATATCCTTTGGAATGAAGCCAGTCTAAGAAGATTTCTTTTACTGAGTCATCTGCGTTATACAGATTCCTGTCAAATGGTTTGGATATTGGTTTCATGAAAAAAATACGACTGCTAGCACAGCCACTCCCATTGCAAACATGCCGTAGACAATCATGCTTTCTCCAAGTACAGACATACAATCTGCTTGTCATCGGTGTACGCCACACCGTTGAGTGCGTCTAATATTGACTTGGCATAGTTGTCAATATCTCCAGTAAGTTTCCCCTTTGGTAGAGGAAAGTCTGGGTCTGGTTCAACTCGTTCAATCATCATCTCTGTTCCTTCAACAGTGAAACGAAGTTTCATTGAGAGCATGCCCTCTTCAAAGAGTGGGCCTTTGTAGGCTTCTGCAATTTTCTTCTCATACTCAACCGTTTCTTTCGGCGTGAATGCGTGACCTGTTTTTGTAACACGTGGTCTCCCTTTTGATTTCGGTCTTGTTGAAAACATTTGATGGTATTGAAGTTTCTTCATGGGTTGAAACCCTCCTGATTGTCAGTTCCGTATGCTCCTTCAACAATCTTAACTAACTCCTCAACGCCATTACTGCGTAGATGGAACTTACCCCATCTTCTGTCGGCGTCAACGAGAATTATGTAAGCCTTGCCAATCGGCATACCACACTCATACGCCTTGTGTGCAAGACGTACAAGTGTGTTTGAACGGTCGTGACTTTCATCTGGACCATGTTTCCAAATCCAATACACCAAACCATCTGCATGGTCTAATGCTTCACGAACAGACATTGAAGTAGGCATTTCGAGCACGGCTCTTTGCTTCGGACGATGGCGTTCAGCCAAAGGCTGAAGCAAGTTGATGCTTACACGATTAGCAATCGCTTCATCAATGAACTGTTTCAGTGTCATGGGTGAGTCTTCACGCTCAAACATGACATATCTATTTTCAGGTATTTCGTTGTATCCATTTGGATACGGAAGCCTGACATAGTTGCCTAGTCCGGTGCATTCTTCCTGCTTTGGATTGACCTCTTTTGGTGGCAAGCCAATAACTTCATGTGCTACGAGGAAAGCCCTACGCATGATTGGCGCAGGAACCCAGTCGTTGGCAAAGACCCACACGTGATAACCCTTGCGTGTCTTTTCCACAAATGAAGGTATTGACTTTATCTTGAGTGCGGTCTGTAGGTTTCGTGCAGAGTCAATGTCATCAACATCAATGTCTGAACAACCCCAACGAACAGAGTTCCCGTCGGTCAGAGGGTAGATACCGACCAGTTCATCTCCGTATAGGTGTCGTGCAAAAGTTGAATAGGTGACTTCTTTCTTTACTGAGCCACCTTCCCAACTTCCATACGCATCTGTGCGACCACCAAAGAGTTTCATAAAGTCTTCCACTGCATCAATCTGCATAAGGAAGCCCCATCTGTTTGTACTGGTCTGGTAGTTCACCATCGTTGAGGTCACGGAGTCTGCCAGTTGCTTGGTCTAACTCGAAGTCAATGTCATCAACCAACTGTCCAGCGGGTCGCTTGTTCTTCAACAGCGACACGGTGACAGTGTGTTCGTGAATCCTTTGCTCAAGTCTGAGGTAGTCAAGTCTGTCCTGTGCACGTTCACTGTGCGAGCGGTCAAGTTTCTCAATGAGTTCATTTATCTCCGCAGCAATTTGATACTTCTTGCGACGGACACCAATGATTGATGTTGCTTGTTGCTCACCACCGTATGAACCAGATGACATAGTTAGTTTCGCACCATCAGCACCTGCGGTGCGTGATGTTTGGTGCAATACCAACATTGGAATGTCATGACGACGACCGAATCCTTTGAGGAAGGTCGCTTTGTCTGGCACAGTTTCTCCTGCTTCTACCAAATCTAGATAGTCAACGACTACCAGTTCAGGTGCTTGCCCCCACACGTCGCAAACCTCTCCATAGGCTCGCTCCATGTCGGAGGAAGTAAGTGGCTGGTCAAACACAGCAAGGTTTGGAAAGTGTTCCTCTGCTGTACTGCGTAGTAGATGGATGGCATCTTGGTCATCGTCTGCTACTCGTTGTTCCAGTTCTCGTGCATCAATGTTGTGATGAATACAGGTGAGTTTGGTCAATACGAGTTGGCGAGGCTCGTCAGGTATGAACATTGCAATGTGTTTGTCACGATTGTTTCGGAGTGCGTGAAGTAGTAAGAGCGTCTTACCACCATGCGCAAACCCAAGCATCATGCAAACTTCGCCCGGTGCAATGCCTCTTAGTTCTTGGTCAATGCGGGATATACCAAGATGTACACGCTCTTGGGGAGACTGTGCCCATCTGACGAAAGAGTCAGCGGCTTCAGCAAGAGGCGTGTACATCCTGTAATCGGAATGTGAGGAGACCGTCGGATTCGGTCTCCCCACTGATTCCCATCCCGCAGATATTTCTTCTGCGGAAAGTCTCATCACTTACCTCGTGGTGGCCAGTAGGCCTTTTCCTTGTCGTCAACTGCTTTGAACCAAGGACGCTTTGGATTTTGCGCCAGTCCATCACGGTTGTCATACACCTTGGTTACACCATCACGCTTGCACGCTTTGATGAGCCAGTCTGGAATCTCGCCATGTTGCTGACCAGCAATCTGTACACCACCTGTGCTCGTAGCAGTTGGCTTAGTTACTTCTTCAGCGTTGAATGTTTCCTTGACCATTGACACGATTCGAGCATTGTTCTCTTGGAGTGTGCTCTGTCCGTAAATCTGTTCCATCAACATCTCGTTGATACTTGAGAACAGAGTTGCGAACTCGCCAATGCGCTCGTCTACTCCGATGGTCTTGTCTGTTAGGTCTGCTGCAATTTTTGCACAGACTTGTGTGATGATTGCTCTGTCTTTGTCCATTAGTTTGCCTCCTCGGCGTTGTTGTCGTCGCTCGGTATGTACGAGCCCTTGCAGTGTTCCCAGACTGGACACCATCTCTGCGAACAGAGAAAGTGCTGGTCGTTCACAAGCCATCGTGTTGATGGCATGTGTAGTTTAACAGTAAGAAGATTATTTACCAGAGCAATTGTTTGCTCTGTAATCCACTCACCGTGTTTTGCTGTTCTTACGACTGGCACAATTTGACCAGTACTTGATGCATTGCGAATCATGACGCCGAAGTTGAATTCAACGTCATAATCAATCAACCCCAGTCGGGTTGCTGCTTCTGCATAAACAGCAGACTGTATGTTTTGTGTTTGCTTTTCTGCTTGATAATACTTACGAGCCGCAGTCTTCCAGTCCCAAATACCTTGGGGATGGAAGTAATCCATCGTGCCTTCAAACCACAGTTCGTACTCAAACACTTCGTTGCTTACATGTGCAATCTTGGATTCAAACTTCCATTCACAGTCACCGCCCTCTGGCACATGGGGCATAATGTCTCGTGCCCATGCTTCTGCCATTGAGGCAATGTGCTTGTCCCAGTTTCTTGGTTCTGTGTTTGTGATGTTGATTGACTTACCTTCCGACAATAATTCTTTTTCTTTTGTTCGGAAAGCATTCACTGAATGGTCTGCAATGTCGGCTGGCACAATCTCGCCACGAAGCACCGCTTCAATACCGGCATGAACTGCCGTACCCATCATTGCTGAGTCATTCTCTTTGCGTGTCTCAGGATGCAGGGCAATGAGCCTTGCACGCTCTGGACACATCAACGCATCACCAAGCCAAGATTGTCTTATGTAAATCTTGGTAACGTCGTATCCACCATTGTTTTCTATTCTCACTGCTTCTCCCTTGTGCTAGTGATTGGTTGCGCCGAACCGAAAGGTTCGGTCGCACGGGTTAGTGCCCCCCCCTTTCCCCCCCCATTGTACATGAGAGGGGAACGGGGTCAAGGGTACTACATGTTCCAAGGAGCGAACCCGTTGTCGTTCCTGTCGTCTGAGTAGTTGTAGATGGCTAGTGCCGCTCTGAGGTTGCGATATGGGTTGAATAGCCCCTCAGAACGCTTCACAATGCCCCTGTTAGCCAACCACGGCGTCCAGAACCCATTGATTTGCGCTAAGCCCCTAGAACCACCCATTGGGTCATCTGTGTTGTGCTGGGCAGGGTTACACCTGCTTTCACGCCACATCAGATAATCCAGCGTTGGTAGTAGCGACTGTCGCCACCCTGCATCAACGGCTAGTTGCCACCATTGAGGACAGCGTGCTGAGACAGGAATATCAACTGGCTCAGACAAGTCGTGTTTGGTTACGGAAGTGGGGGGCAGTACGCCCCCCACAGCCAATGAAAGTGTAAGTATTGCTTTTGCTATCAAGAATCATCTCCTTGTAATGCTAGGGATAGGACTGTTTCCATTTCCTGCTTTGCAGAAAGCAGTTCAACAAACTCTGTGTGAGTTGAATCTGCTCGCTTACCATCGCCAAGTCGCTGTATCTTCTTTGCTAATTGGTCAATGCCAATGCTCAAAGACTTTACGACCGCCCGCAATTCGGACAGGGTTAGTGATACCTCCAATGTTGGTTCTTGTTTCCTCACGGCATTTGCCTTTCTGTTTCTGTTGTAGATGAGACTTTCAGTGCACGAACAATATCGTACATATCTCGCATGGCACTTGCTAATGAGCCTCTTGCGTTACCTTGGTCATATGTAACGTCTTTCTCATCCTTGAATCGGATGGAAGAGCCCATTTGACCACGATGGCAGAGCGTCATAAGACGAACACGCTTGCGTTCTGGATGTTGTGATGGTGCTACTTCATCTTCTGCATCATTGTCTCCGATTGGTGCAGCCCAACCAACAGTGCTGATTGCAAATCCGCTGTAACCAGTGTCGTGCAACATTACTGCGTTGAATGTGTCGTCAAGCATTTCGTAAACATCTGTGTCTTCTGCGATTTGCTTGATGACTGGAACTTCACCACGAACATAATCAATAGCAAATAGTAATGCTGGTGATTGCTCGAATGAGTCTCCTAGTTTGTCTGCTATTGCTTGGTCAATCTCACGGAGAGTTTGGTCAAACTTTTCTGAATATGTGATTCCGTTTTTCATTTTCTTTTGTTCTTTCTGTAGTCGGCTTTGCCGTTTGTTAGTGTGATACCGCCCCAAATGCCATATGAGTTTGTTGCTTTGCCATAAGCAAGGCATTCATCTTTCATAGTGCATTCGGAACAGATTGCTTTTGCTTGCTTCCATTGCTTCATTTTTTGTTTAGTTGGTGGCCATTCTGGAAACCACCAAATG